AATGTCACACCTGATCGTGTTCATAGTTATGCTACTCTAAGTAGCGGAGGTAGCAGCCAGCGCCACCCTATAGTTTGTTTCTGTCTATCTGCCAACCCTTGAAGCATTACGGACCGTTCACGTGGCTTGAGCAGGGGCAGTGCTTTCCACATCTCGGGTTGGCCGATGAGCTCTGGCGGAAATCCGACACGGATCGCCACAGCACGTGCTGAGCGCTCAACTGCACGCACTGGAATCGCACGCCACCTGTTTGTTGGCACCTGTACAGCCATTGGGCAAGAAACAACCATATTCCCTGCCTCACCGCGTCGTGGCCATACTTCCAATGCCATACCATCGTATTCATGAGTTAGCGCATTCTTGGCCACATGGCGATATGACTGCAGCAGCCTCTGCCTTGCCACACGTTCATACTGGGCACGCCCGATAACATTCCATATGGCAGCCTCCCGGCCTAATGACGCATCCGTAGCGTACCTTGGGAGACCAGCAGTGCTAATGCCGGGGGTGAAGACAGGCGCAGCCACCGTGGTCACCTCCCACAGTGGATGTCCCCCGGCTAGACCGCAGCCCCGGTATGTCCACCACTCAAGGGGCACCAGATGGCCATCTGGCGCCTTGACCTGCATTAGATAATTGAGCACCTTGGCTGCAAGGCTTCTACACACGTCCAATGGGACACCACCCAGATGCATATCCCATGCATGATCACTAATGTCCTTGGGCGTTGTACCAAGCTCCCTGACTGGATCTTTGTACCAATTTCCAGAACAGAACGACAGTACAGTATTGGCGACTGGGTATGTTGGCGGCTTGCCCGACCACCTCATCAGCTGTAGGAACTCATCATGATCCAGCGACAACATGCCCTTAGACACCTGTGACGTGAACCCTAAGGCATCAGCAACCAACGTGTGGCACACTGCTGGTGCCCACTCATTGTAGGCTACGGTCTCATCATCGCCACATACCCGCTGCTTGGTGATCTTGGCCCGGTCGGCGAACATCGCATGCATGACACTCTTAATGCAATTAAGATACACGACGTGCAGCATCGTGTTGTCGCGGGCAGTATTCCTGTGTCCCGACCACAGCCCGGTCCTGGCCACGAATTCACCTTCTGGGCAACTGAAGGTGGGATGGAGGTATGAGGCAGCAACCCACATGTGTGCACTCTTCTTCTGCTCTGCATAGCGGTACGGTACACGATGCCATTGCCTAGCAAACTCCATATCCACCAGCTGCATTGAGCGCAATGAGTTCAGTATGTTAAAATTTGAATAGTCATTACTTACTCTCCATACTGACGGGCCTATATCAAAATTGACCCATTCAGACACATCGGCGGGGTCCTGACGCAGCACCATCCCCTCGGCCTTAGTAGTTGTCTCAATGTGCTGGGACGCGTAGCCAGCAATGAATGCGGTTACATCATCAACTGCGAGGAGAGCACGTCTTTTCAGGCCCGGTTCAGGCTTTGTCGACCCACGTGCGTGTGCCCGGGGTGTTTGCCCAGCTGCTGCCAGGATCCACGCTATGTCTTTGACCTCCTGTACCACTGGCTTGATGGGTCTGAGCTGTAGGTCAAGATCCGGGTGCTCGAGGCATCTAAGTAAGTGTTTTGTTTCTCCTCCCTCTGACGTAGTGCCACGCGGAGTATTCCACCATCTGGCTGCTATGTACTCACTAATGTCACCTGACCGTCTGATGAGGCTTGGCATTGCCGAGGCTACCAACTTCTCCAGTGTGCGTGCTCGGATGAGCCAGTATGCCAATGTGCATACATAACCATCGTGATAGCCCCTCTTGGCAGTAGTGTCCCGTGTCCTATCTGCCACCTCTTGTGCCCAGTCAGCGTCAGCGTCCGTACGCCCTGCCAGGCACACAAGGCGCCGCATTCCCATTGCTAACTCCACCTCAGCAGCACCCCCACCAAATATTTGCCCAAGTCTCCTACATTCACTCCCAAACTGCTTGACTTCCACATCCCACCGGTGCAGAGGGATCTTCCATATGTGCAGGCGTTGGCACACATACTGACCAACTTGAGTGGTCATCCATATTGCCAGAGCGGCTACTGCGTATTCCAATTCCCCGCGTTGATAGTCCAACATATCTGCCACGTGGGCATAGCGCTCATGTAGTCCAATATTCTTGATTGTAGTAACACTGACCTTCATTATATCGGAGTAACGTTTGGGAGGCCGTGTGTATCCGATGACCTGGGGTCCTGGTGCTGCCCCTGGGATGGCAGCCATAACAGCGGTTGCATCCGGCTTAAGGCGGAGAAGGACAGCATCTTCAATGGCAACGATCCCCCCCCCGTATGCGACTCGCATAGCAGCCCGGCAGCACTGTGGTCGGCCAGTCATTGAGGCGTGGAGCCTGGCAAACCTTGCGGGGGAGCGAAGCCAATACTCAGGATCTCGGTTGAAGGGGGCTCCGCATCTGGTGCAGCGTGTGCCCCCGGTATGGAGCCTTGTTTGGATGTGCCTTCGCCAAAATCCTCAACCGTGGTCCGCTCACCAACTGGATCATCTACTGCGGCAGGAACCTGTGCATCAGCAGTGGCTGCTGCGTCTACACCTGCCGCAACAGCGGCTTCCGGTGCCTCCATATTGTCCCTCCATCGGGTTGGCATCTCAACTTTCCTCCTAAGATCTAAGGTCAGGCTAGCAGCGGCTGCACGCAACTCATCCATACGCCCTGCCAAGTGAGTGCCAGCATGTGGCATGAGCACGCGGATTGCATAATTGAGTGTCCTGACCCGCTCGAGAGCAACCACCGGGTCTGGAATGGCACGCAGTTTGGATACATCAAAGAAGGCCAGCCTAGCAGCTGAAAGACTTGAAGCAGTGTTCATGTACGGAATTGGTGCTTCACTCGCACCCCGCATGCCCTCTGGTGACACTCCTGCAACAAATTCCTTGAGTTGACCAGCAACGTCTTCTGGGTCCATCATATCCTCCTGTACTGTAGGGGGGGGAGGGTCTTCCTTCTCCACCTCAGCCCGTTCTTCGTCTGTAAGTACTTCTTCAGGCATAGGCGCTGAGAAATCAGCCACATCCGGACCGGGTTTGTCATCTTCCTCATACAACACCTCAGTGTATTGGTCAGCACGGTAAAACGGCTCTGCAAATACTTCACTCTGACCTAGAAGTCCAACAAAATGAAAATCATGGTGGGTAGTTTCCGGAAATTTAAGCGCTCCTACCAACTTCCCAGCCCCACAAGGCAATATTGGCATCATGTTTGGAACAAAGCGACTATGATTACCAACCTCAACGGGGTAGACTTGCATGCCCTTCCCAAGCATGATGTGTGAGTAACACACCTGGGC